CCCAACGGCTCGACGCTCTTCTACTACGCCTATCCCTCGTTCAACAAGGTCCCCGTCGGCCAAGTGAACGAGAACCTTCAGAACACGGCGGTTTTCTCCCTCATCGCCGATCCCATCCGCTACGAGGCCGCGTAATGACGTTCAAGATCAAATCCAACCCGACCATCGACGCCAGCATCACCATCGTCGGCCAGGGTCGCGAGCAGCAACTGAACGTCACGTACCGCCACATGACCGGCAAGGAGTACGACGCGTTGATGAAGCAGTTGGCGGCCGATGAAATTTCGACCGCCGACCTGCTTCTCCTGCTGATCGAAAAGTGGGACGCCGACATGGCCGTGAGCAAGGAGTCGATCGACTTGCTCTGCGAGCATCAGCCCGGCGCCGATCTGGCGATCGCGAGCGCTTTCAACGACGCCATCCGGGTCGAGCGCAAAAAAAACTGACCGAGGCTGTGGCGGCGTTCCTTTGGGAGCCGCCATCAGCCGCAACGTTAGCGATGGCCGGGTTAAAGCTCAGCGATTTTCCCCGGCCTTGCGCCGAACTCTGGCAGGAGCACGTGCCGGCGTTCAACCTGTTCACGCGCAACTACACGCAGTGGCGTGTGGGAGCGGGAGGGCCGATAGGGCTGGATTACGGGGTCCTGTATCACGACCTAGACCGTCAAGAGCTTCCCAGGGCGGAGCAGCAGGAAATCATGGACGTTCTCCGGATCATCGAGCGGGCGGCCCTGGAAATCTTCCATAAGAGTTGAACATGGCACAGGAAAGCATTGGCACCGCGCGGCTAGACATCGTCGTAGATACCTCGCAATTCGACGCCGCGATTGCTTCGGCCAAGCGCGGTACCAGCGACATGTCTCAGTCCGCGCAGGCGGACTATACGAAGCTGGCAGCCGCTGAGCGCCGCCGTGTTGACGCCCTGGTGAACCAGGCCAACACCATCGGCATGACGCGGAAGGAGCAGATCCTTTACAACGCTGCCCTGCGTGGTGTGCCCACGTCGATTCTGGACGAGCTCAAGACCAAGCTGTCGGCGACGGGGGCGGCCGCAGCCGGCGCCACCAAGCAGATGAATCAGTACGGGGTGAGCGCAGCACAGCAGGCGGCGGCGCTCCGCGGCGTGCCGGCGCAGCTCACGGACATCGTGGTTTCGTTGCAGGGCGGCCAGCAGCCCCTCACGGTGTTGCTGCAGCAGGGCGGTCAGTTGAAGGATATGTTCGGCGGTATCGTGCCGGCGGCGCGAGCTCTCGGCAGCACGATTCTGGGATTGGTGACCCCGTGGACGATCGCAGCGGGCGCTGTGGCGCTCTTTACCTCCGCTGTCGTCGCGAGCAAAGGCGAGCAGCCCGAGTTCACCAAGACGCTGATCCTGACAGGTAACGCGGTTGGCCAAACTGCGGCCGGCATGTCGAACCTCGCCACGCGTATCGCCGACGTGGCTGGGTCTCGCGGCAAGGCGGTAGACGCGCTTAATCTGATCGCCGGTTCTGGAAAGATCGCCGGACAGAATATCGAGGCGGTCGGTGAGGCGGCGGTCGCGATGAACCGCGCCACGGGCAAGGCCCTTGCCGACACGGTGCAGGAGTTCGAAACGCTCCGCGGTAAGCCGGCCGAGGCAATCGCCGCACTGAACGAGCAGCAGAATTTCCTGACGCTCGAGATCTATCAGCAGATCGCCGGCCTGGAGCGCCAAGGACGCACGCAGGAAGCCGCTGCGCTGGCGCAGCGGACCTATGCGGACGCCGTCAAGCAGCAAGCCGAGGAAGTGCGGCAGAGCCTCGGCACGCTTGAAACGGCGTGGAACGCAGTAACGCAGGGGGCCAGCAGCGCGTGGGAGGCTATGAAGAGTTTCGGCCGGGCGCCGACCTTCGACCAGATCACGGCACAGCTAAGGACCGTCAACGCGGAGCTGAAGCAGCTTCGCGATAACGCGGCCCCTCAAGACGACGAAACCAAGGCATTCTTTGGAGACGGCGGACGTGCGGCGCGGCGTCGGGCGAAACCGCTCGAGCGGGACCAAAATCGACTGATCGCTGAGGCTGCAGCGCTTCAGGATCAGGCCGACCAGGCCGCAGTTGTGGGCTGGCAGAAGCGCCAGGAAGCCGAAAAAATCGCAGCTGCGGCCCGCCTGTCATCCCTCGCCAAGGAGACCGAGACAAATCGGCAGAAGCGCGAGCGTGAGATCGCCCAGGTCAAGAAGGACGCCGAGCTCACAGGGGCGACTCTCGAGACGCAAAAGAAGCTGATCGACCAGATCAACGACAAGTACAAGGACCCCGCGGCCAAGGCGTTCACGGAGGACGCCGCGACCAAGCTCCTGCAGCAGTATCGCGAGGCTGAAGCCTCCTTGCAGGCCCAGATCACCAGTGAGGGCAAGCTGGCCACCTGGGGGCAAAAGCGTGCCGAGTTCGAGCAGCAGATTGCGGACCTGAAGGACAAGAAGGTCCTGACGGCGGATCAAAAAAGCCTGCTCGCCCAGCAAGACCTGCTGCGCCGCCAGCTTGATCTGAATGTGGCCGCAGAGAAAGAGCTACGCACCAAGCAGGAGACTGCCAAAGTCGAAGCCCTGCGCGCCAGCTTGGCCGCGACTCGGGATCTTGAGCAGCAGCAGTATGCAGACCAGGTGGCCGGCGTGGGACTGGGGGACCGCGCGCAGGAGGAGCTTCGCGCACGTCAGGCGATCTTGCGGGACTACCAGCGCCAGCAATCGCAGCTTGACCGCTCGATGGCGTCGGGACAGATCTCGCAGGAGACCTACCAGAGCCAGACAGCGCTCCTGCAGGAACACCTGAATCTTCGCCTGTCGATGCAGCAGCAGTATTTCGACCAGGTGCGCGAGGCGCAGGGGAATTGGAAGAACGGCGCCACTTCCGCTCTCGAGAACTACCAAGACTCGGCGGCCAACGTGGCCGCGCAGACGAAAGCGTTGTTTTCCAACGCCTTCCAAGGCATGGAGGACGCAATCGTCCGTTTCGTGACGACCGGGAAGCTTTCGTTCAAGGACTTCGCCACTTCCGTAATTGCCGACTTGGCCAGAATTGCGGCGCGCCAGGCGATCGTCGGGATGGTAGGCAATTTCGCTGGATTGCTTGCAGGAGCGGCGACCAGCGGCATATCGGCCGGGGCAAGCTACCAGGGCACCGGAATGGCGGCTGTGGGCAACACAGACGGCATGACGGGCTGGAACCTGTCTGGTGGTCGCGCTTCTGGCGGTCCAACGGCAGCAAATTCGCTCTACCGCGTCAGGGAGTTGGGTCCCGAGTTGTACACCGAAGGAGGCCAAACGTACCTGATGAGCGGTGAGAACGGCGGCTACGTCACGCCTCTGAAGAACAGCGCGACTGGCGGCTCTGCTGGGGCCGGGGCCAATTACCAAATCACCAACCAAGTGATTTTTAGCGACGGCGGGCGCGAGTCACGCGAGTCCGGCCAGGACGATGCCCTCGGGCGCGAAATGCTCAGGCAGATGGAAGTAGTCGCGCAGCGTGTGGTGGACCGGTCGCATCGGCAGGGCGGAGCGGCTTGGAATGCAAGAAATGGGAGGTCCTGATGACTGAACGATTTACATGGCGGGCCACGGGCGAGCCTACCGGCAGCGTCGCATTCAGACGGCTGACCGCGCAGTTCGGAGACGGCTATCGCCAGGTGGTCGGTGATGGCATCAACACCGAGGTCCAGTCCTGGCCGCTCACATTCGCAGGCAGCAGGCAGGAAATGCAAGCCGTGGCCACGTTTTTGCGCAGGCATGCCGGCGTTCGATCGTTCTTCTGGACTCCGCCCCTCGGCGAAGAAGGCCTGTATGAGGCGCCGAGTTTCAACCTGGCCCACATAGGCGGGGACGTTTACCGAGTGTCCGCCACCTTCCAGCAAGTATTTAAACCGTAGGGGGAACCGTGGATTCGCTTGTGAAAATCAACATTGGCGCAGCGCCCAACGACGGCACCGGAGATCCGGCCCGCGATGCGTTCGCCAAGCACAACAAGAACATCGACAGCATCGCCAACGCTCTGGGCGCGGCCAATGGTATCGGCACGCTGGGATCTGACGGGCGGCAGGTTCCCGGCGAGATCCCCAATGGGCAGCTCCTGCCGACCTCTGCCCATGATCTGAACAACTACACCGCCCCGGGCCCGTATTACCAGGGCGCTGTGGCGGCTGCCACTCTGGCGAACAATTACCCGGCGGCGAGCATTACCGGGTTTCTGCTGGTGGAGACATTCGGCACCGCTACGCTCCAGCAATTCATGACCCGGAACGCGCCATACCGGAGTTTCTGGCGAATCAAGACGGGGACGGGGGCCAATGCGTGGTCTGGATGGATCGAGTCCTCCGACATAACCACGGCCTTTTCTTTCCAGGGCTCAATGCCGGCCAGCCCGGCGCAGGATCTGAACACCTACACGCAGCGCGGGCAATGGCAAGTGGGATCCAGTGCGGTGGCGGCCGCAGGTGCGAATTTTCCTATCGCACAATCCGGGAATCTGCTTGTTTATTCGGGCGGTTATCCAGGCGGCCCGGTGGCCACCGGCTGCACGCAAATCTATCTGGCGGCAAACTCTAACCGAGCGGTTTTTCGCTCCCTCGTTAGCGGCAACTGGTCCGCATGGGAGGAGGTTATCCGCTCCTCGCTGCTGGGCGCTGTCAACGGTGTGGGCACGCTCGATGCGAATGGCCGCCAGCCCGTGGGGCAGGCACCATACAGCGCTGTCCTGCCGGCCGGAACCGATGCAAACACGCTCGCTACTCCGGGCGTTTGGCATATCAATTCTGACGCCCAGGCAACCGCCGCGCTTAACTGGCCGCAGCAGCTTGCGGGCACGCTGAGCGTGGAGGCTGTAGCGGCCGGCAATATGCAGGTGACGCAGACCTACACCACGCGCAACGGCACCGGCGGCGTGTTTCGCACGTACAAGCGCGTGCGGTTCGGAGCCGGCGGCGGCACCTGGGGTACGTGGCAAGAGGTCGCGCGGCTGGCGGACGCCATGCAGCACGGGCAATGTCGATTTTTGGCAATTAGCGGCACGGAATGCCGACTCGTCCAGTGGAATGGTAACGGTCTGGTTATTAACGGCAAGCAATACCGGATTCCGGCCTCGGGCGTTTCCGTATCCAACGCTGGTTTGGTTACTGGCACTTTGTACTACTGCTACGCTAAAGACGACGGTTCGGGCGGTATTGCTTTGGAGTTTCAAAGCCAGGCATCTGCTCCGCGCTCTCGTCACACGGACGGTGTAGAGATTAAAACCGGCGATCCAACCCGTACGCTGGTCGGGATGGTCTTCACGAATGGAAGCCCGGCAGGATTTATCAACAGCGGCACGACTCGTTGGGTGTCTTCTTGGTTTAACCGCATTGAAGCCGCCACGGCTGAAACTCCGGTGAATTCCCCGACTTCGGCAACCTCCTACGTCAAATTGACGAATGGCCTTTATCCGATGTTGTGGGCGGGAGACACGGCTTTGGTCGCGGCTTCCGGCATCGTCACCACGTCGGTGGCGGCGATGGGGGCGTATCACATCATGACCGTAAACGGCACGGGCTATGCGGGGGGGTTTGGGTACACGCTTGCCAGCCCGGGTTATCAGTATCCTTCTGTCTGCGTAGCCCCCTATATCGCAAACAGTGACGGCATGTACAACTTCGCCCTGTATGGCATGTCCGGTAGCGCGAGCGCCGCTATTACTTTCCGCCATGATCTCAATTGCAGGTGGCCTCAATGAAAAAAATTGGTCCAACGTTCCATGCGGAGCTGATGGCGGCAGGCTTGGCAGGCTTGCCGTTCATTTGGCGCGAGGACGGCACGTTCCTGTTTACGACGGAAGCGACCGATATAAGCCCCGTGGCCATGACCCCGGATCAGATAGACGCGGTGCTGGCCGTCTACGCTGCACACGATCCCGAGGCACCCGCCCCGCCCAATGTTCCGGCGGTTGTCTCGCGCTTCCAGGGCCGCGAAGCCATGCACCGGACGCCGCACGGCGACGGCTCTCTGTTCGACGCAACCGAGGCCGTACTTGAACACCCGGATACGCCGCCCATGTATCGGCGCGCCTGGGATGATCTGCAAGAGTTCCACTTTGACAGCGAGATGCTGATTGCCCTCGCCACGGCGCTGGGCCTCACCGAGCAAGACCGCAAAAACCTGTTCATCCTCGCCGGCAGCATCCGAGCCTGACCGGGCAGCCATCTGTAGGAAGTCCCCTCATGAGCATCATTACCGACATCCAGAAACTGGAGCCGGGCGATTCGGTACGCCTGTTCGAGCTGGACACCAGCAACCAGGGCGGGCCTGTCCTCCGCTTTCACAACTACAACCAAAGCGGCCCGATCTTCTGGAAGGGACAGGAGTACACGCCTTGGGCGTTGGAAGCCCGCGATTTCCAACGCACAGGCGAAGCGTCCCAGCCGTCGCCTACTCTCTCTGTGGGCAACATCGGCGAGGATGAGAACGGCGAGCCAGTGGCCGGTGTGATCTCTTCGCTGTGCATCGCCATGGACGATCTGGTGGGCTGCGTTCTGACCGTGCGCGAGACGCTTGCCAAGTATCTTGACCCTGCGAACTTTCCGGACGGCAACCCTAACTATGACCCCGGCGAGGAGTTGCCACTTGAGGTGTGGTTAGTCGAACAGAAGCTGAACGAAACGCCAGAGGTGGTTGAGTTCGAGCTTGCGACGGGCCTGGCGTTCGATGGGCGACAGCTACCAGGGCGCCAGATCGTGGCGACCATCTGCCCGTGGAAATGGATAGGTGGCTATCGCGGCCCGTACTGC